AGTGTGCGTAAAAATGCGTTTTCATCGTTTGACAAAGTTGTGTCTAATGTTTTGTTAACAGTAGAGCCTGCAATATTTACATTTGCTAAGTAATCATAATGGCTTAAAGAAATTTGTAACTGCTCTTTGGTCATGCCTTCAAGCCTATAAGCTCTTTTTAATGTTAACTCCATGCCTTCAGTTATAATGCCTTTCCCAACAACCATAACTTTCCAAGGCGCATCTTCTTTTGTAGACTCTTCGCTTGTAAAGTAAGGAACCATATTAGGTCTTGCTGGGTCTAAACCCTCAACTTCATTTGCTATTAAAACATCACCAGCTTTTTTTACCTGTGAATCTTTTGTATCAACTACAAAACCTTCTTCTGCAACATTAAGAACTGTCTGTTGAAACGCTGTTAGCTTAACAGCATCCGATTCTTTTAGACTTAAGTTTGTCCTAAGTGCTGTGACATGACGGCTTATGTTTTCACGATCTTTGTCGTAAGCTTCTGAATCAAGTATTCTTTGAACTTGAGGCTTCAAAGCTGTAGGCACTTCATCAAGAACCCTATTAGTTTTTAGTGAGTTTTCTATAGAAAGGGCTACATCAGAGTTTACTTGAACTGTACTGCCATCTTCCTTTTCATACACAGCATCAAAGTTAATCATCTTTGACAGTATCGCTTTAGGCAACGCTCTACGCATTACACCTACATTTGCTTCAAACTGTGCATCAGAAATTAAGCCAGCAACATTTGCTGCCCTTTGACCAGCAACGCCTTCCATGTACATGTCTTCAACATCTCTGTGGCCTTGTGAATCTGGCAAACTCCAGTTTACATTTTCAGCCATAGATTCAATAAATGAGGCATTCTCTTTTGCATCATCTCTTTGTGCAATTTGCTCTGCCTCTTTGATTCTAAGGTTGCGCTTTTGCATAAGATTAAATTTTGTGCTGGCAATGTAAGCTGCGCCTGTGTCACGAACAATTCCTTCAAAACGCTTGTCAGCGTTCTTGGTCATGCCACTAACATAGTCTTCCATAACCTGTGAGTATTTTTCTACACCTTGCGGATCAAACTCATATTTAAGATAAGTCTCATTTGCCTTGTCTCTTATTTCTCTATCAACAGTGCGGATGTATCTGCGATCTAAAGTTTCCTCATAAGCAGCTTGAGCAATAGTTCCAAAGCTTGTTGGTGCTTTAAACGCCTGAGGTTTGCCTGTGGCTGGATCAATTGTTCTTAATGACTCTTCACCAACAGATTCTGCAAACTCTTTGCCTTTGTTCTGTGCTTCTACAGAAGCTTGCTTAAAAGCTTGCTGAGTTAAAGAGTCAGCAGCAGAAGCAACAGTCTGCCACATCTGGCTTTCACCAGTGTCCATGCGAACCACGCCAATGCGTGAGTTTCTAAACTGTTGTTTTTCTCTTATTACTGCCATATCACATCTACACTTTCGTTAGATTGTAGTTGTGCAAACCGCTTGCGATAGTTGAAAACCCTTTAATCATACCAGCAGTAGAAGCAGCACGACCACGCTCCCTTGCTACCTGTGCTTGCATAGCAAGTTGTGATCCTTCAGCGTAACCCTGTTTGTCAGAACGAGACACATCAGTAAACGCAACTTCACGCTGCTTATCTAGGAAAGCTTTGACAGAGCGATCACTGGTTATATCTCTGCCAGCAAAAGTAAACCAAGCAAGGTTAGCTGCTCTAGCTGAATCATAAGATGCAAGACGGTCATTGTGACGCTGCAAAGTCTCAATCTTATTCTGACGTTTTTCTTGCTCATACTGTAAAGCTTGCGCTTCTTCAGCCCTGCGTTGCGCTGCACCAGCTTGAATGGAAGCAAATGCGCTAAATGCTGTACCTAGTAACTGAAACATTAGAATGATACCTCCGCAATAATTCCATTGATTTGTAGTGACAATGGTGCGCTTTGAGTTATTTTAATTGTTGGGTCTTTACTGTAACCAAGCAAACGAAACTCTTGCTTGCCTTGAATTGCCACACGATCCAAGCTTAAATCGTCACCAACACGCCGAATTGCAAGTTGCTTGCCGTTTACTGTAAGAGATAAAGTATCTAGCACATCAAGTATTACTCTATTAACAGAGCGAGGGTTTCCAGTTAATGGGCCGCCTTGAACATTGGCATCAATAGGTAGAGTTTCTGCGCTTACAGTAAATGAATAACCAATTTCTGCACCTGTTATTTCTGATACAGCAGACACATCAACATTCCCACCAGCCACAGTAAACTGGCCTATGTAATCTGTATCATCAACTACATCAACTACAGCACCATTTTGGAAATGAGCAGATACATCAAACACACCAGCAACGCCAGTAAACGTATCAGAAAAATCTAAATTTAAATTAGAATCAAATTCAGTAAGAATATATTTTTGTGTGCCTGCGCCAGTATCATACAGGCCTACAAGAAATACGCGATCATCAACAGTGCAAATAGAATGGAACTTGCCTTTGGTGGTAAACTTAGCCCAGCCAGCACGTTCTTCAGCCCTGTTAGATGTAAGCAATGCAATCTCACCATCTTGATTTACAAAAAAAGCATATGATTCTGGACGATTGATTGCGCCATTAAGCACAGACATTTGAATTGGGTTGTTAATTAAATGCGATGAAAGCTGACTAATACCGTTAGCAACATACGCACCTTCTGCATCTGAATAAACAAACTCACGCACAACAGAGCCATGCTTCTGTACATACATAGTTGCACCATCAAACGAAAATGGCTTTACATAACTTGCTCCAAATGGTGTTTGCCTTTTAATACGAGCATTAGTTGCTGTAATAGGTTTTTCAACAAATGATGGAATATAAAACTCTGATGTTGATGTAAACACCTGTAGATCACGGTTAGATACAATATGACGTATTGAGTTAATCTCACCAATACTAGCAGTTAAATCAAGAGCGTCATTATCCTCAGCGTCACCTACATCGAAGTTAAAATATTCAGAACTTTTACTGCCCCACAATCCGTCAGGTTGTGAGATAGTGCCGCCAAACCATAATCTATTTTCGTGGAACGCTACTGCCGCTGGGAAACCGCGTAATGCAGAGTAAGACTGTTCGCTCCATTGTGTTGTTGGCGCATGTGTCACTACCTTTGGTGAGCCGCCACCTACAGTAGAGCTAGACGCGTTTGCCCCTGCTGTAAACACAATTACATTTTCATCAATAATTTCCTGTACTGATCTAGTCCCATTGATTTGATTTCTAGCAATCCCGCCTACAGCACCAGCTTCTGAAATTACAATTGAGTCACCTGTAGATAATCCATGCAAAGGAAAGGTCATCTCAACATCAGCTATACCTTCTGTAGTTTCAAGAGCATCAACATCAAGATGAACAAGCAACTCATTAGTAATATTTCCTGTTGCTTGTGTTGCTGATTGAACAGAAGTAATCAAAACTTCGTTATCGTGATAACGCAAAACAATGCCAATATGCTTAGAACTGGCGTAATTACCACCTGATTGCGTTCCTGTTGTGTCAAAATAATTTGCGCTAGTGGTTAATGTAACTCCATTCCCTGTTGAAGCTGAAGGGTCAAGGGTTACTGTTAAATCTTGGAAAGGGTAGTAAGGCTGATTAACTCTGTACCCATCTGCGCTTTCAGCAAATTGATAAGTCTCAACTTGAAAAGCTGTTAAACTAGTACGCACTAACTTGCGAATCATAAACGTATTATGAGCGAGAAACATTACATCGCCTGATTGAGCAAATGTAATCTCATGCAAGATATCGTGAGTAATAGGCAGGGCGGCACTATCAACATCTTGTGTTACAGTAGCCACTAAAGAAATGGCACCAGTAGTAGGATTAATTTGGAAACATCTAATTTTTTGATGCTCAAGTGAAATTATATAACGCTCATCATCAGAAAAAATAAAAGGGACAATCCTGTGTTGCTGAAATTTATCTGTGTCTAGTGTTGTGTCAAACTCATAAATACGCTTAGTACCAAAGCGTTTTAGCAAACCGCCTTCGTTTCTAAGAAAAAAGTTTTCAACAGATTTTGCAGAGTTTGAATAAACTTTTGTATCTGTTCTGGACACAAGAGATGGGCTAACTTCACCATACTGGAAGTTAGTAATAGGAACCCTGATTCTAGCCATTAACTGCGCCTTTCAGCAATGAACCTAGATGTTGTAAGCTTTCTTGAAGTCTGCTGCTGCGAGTCTAGGCTTCTTGCTTTTGCCATAGCGTTTTGGCCTTGGCTTTGCATTAATGCTGCAAGTGTAGAGTCTCTTGCAATTGACGTAGCAAATACAACTGCCAAAGAATACTCAACAGCAATTGTAAAATAAGAGGGCCAGTCTTGCTCCTCTGCTCTAAAAGTATAATCAGCAACTACAATATCTGACGGATCAGTATCTGAAAAAACTTTGTTTCCATAAATTTGATAATCAATAGGTAGATCGCTTACTGTAACAGCGTGAAGCATAAGGGTATCACTTGGAAGTTGATAGGCGCGATCATATCTGCCAGTAGGAGCAGCAGTTAATAAATTCAAAACAGCTTGGTTTGTAGCAAATCTCCAACGAGAGTTTACTAAAGATGCCCTAGCAACATCTTCATACATATTGACAGCAACTAAGGCTTCTGTATTTCCATCATCAAATGAAGTAATTGGGTCAGCACCAATTAGAATTAATGCCCGACTGCAAATATCAATTGGCGAATTAGCCGTTGTGCTTATAAGTGCCATATGTGGTTAGGGGAGGTAAGTTAATACCTTGACCTCCCCTACTCCTTTAGTCTGAGTCTGTTTCAGCTATAGCTGTACCATCAGATACATCTACAACGGAACCAGTATTAGAAAGCACACTAACAAAACTTGTTGTTGGTGTGTTTGTATCAGCCACAATAATAACATCGCGAACATTAAGCATGTTTGCTGCGTTATTGAAGTAACCTTCTGTGTTCACAGTCGCGATAGCGTCTGCGGTAGTATAAAACCACAGGTTGCCATTAGACGCCCCTGCAAGACGATTAAGACCAGATGCTGCGTATGCCATGTCTAATCCTCCTAGTTGTTGTCAAGGACTTCATAGATACCATTGTCATCAATAACAATAGAACCCATGGACATCATTGAGGTTGCAAGGTGTGACACACGCTCTGGGACATAGTTTAGTTCAGTCGTAACGTCTGCACCGATACCAAGTCCTATAGATGATGTGTGATACGCCATATTTTTACCGGCAGTAACGGCTGATGTAGAGAAAATCTTGAAACCAAGAAACTCTTTCATTGTCATGCCGCCAGCAAATGGTAGGTTTTGCTCACCAACAAAGTCACTTGAAGCAAACTCAGTAATGTTGAACAAGTCAGCATAACCTGCTGGGTGCATCGCAAGATAACGCCCACCATCTTCTGGGATGTTAGCTGAACCAAATGTTTCAAAAAGGGTTAACAGGTTTGCTTTTGTAAGAGCAGCACCAGTTGCGCTAATTTGAGTTGAGTTTGCACCAGCATCCATAGCAGTGATAAGAATCTCATCAGTCTTGCGACCAAGGGCAGCAGCAGCAGATTTTGCTACAGCTTGACGCTCATCAATGTTTGTCTTCAATTCATCTAGCTTGTCGATATACTCGGCAGCATAGAAATCAGACATTGTTGCTTCTACGTTGGTGTGTGCCAACTCCATTGGAGTTACCATACCGTTTCGTGATTTAGTTGAAGCAGAGCCTGTTCCGATCTTTTGGAATCGAACAGTGTTCCCACGGACGCTTGATACAGTACGCACAGTGTTCCGCAGTTTAGAACCCATGCGCTGATAAGCCATGTGAACCTCTGATTCAAACTGTTTAATAAAGGCGGTGTCAATTGTATTCGCCATTTTACAGTCCTCTTCATAGGATTAAGGTTGATATACTTACTGCGGTTGTCTGTTTTTCACTTTCAATGCGATTGTCCGTATGGGTCGCTCAATGCATTACAGGCCGTTCTAGGTAATAAACATTATTTTTTCTTTCTCTGCAACGCACAAAACGCATCATGTTGTGACCGTGAATATTATAGACCTCTTCATCAAATATAAAACCACACCATGTTAACCACATGATTGTGTCAACATGATCTTGTGGAACAAAGTTTTCTACAACCTCATATTCGCCCTGCAATATATCTATTGCTGGCTTGCAACCGCGCAAAAAAATACGATAGTTTTCATTAACGCCGCCAGTGCCGAGCATCCAAACTCTGCCAACACCCTCTGAAACAGGCACAGTTCCGCACATAGCTATAACAGTTTCGTTAAATTTTATAGCATAGGTTCTGCTATCTTTTACCGTAAACGGCTCTATAAGGGCCTCTAACGGCGTTAAGCCATATATAAGGCACTCTCTAGCGTCATACATTCTAAGGCTGTCAGCGATCATTCTAGCGTGATTTAAGGTAGCTTCTACTAATGACAGCCGCCCAATGCGTCCAACTTCCTTATCCATATAGACGTTTGAAGCCAGCATCTACTTCAGCAATGAATGTTTGATCTCGCTTAACTGGGTCGTGATACCTAGGGTCTAACATCATTTGATTCAGTTGATCTTGAGTAATGGTAGCCACAGCCTGACCGTCAATAGCTGGCCCACCTTGCTGCATTGACTGCATCATAAACTCTAGTGCTTCAATACCATCAGCAGTTTCACACATGCGTTCAATAGCCGGAAGATGTTGCTCTTCAAAGAATTGATTAGCAAATAAACTTGCTGCTTCTTGTCTAGCTTCAGCATTGTCGCCTAACTTAGAAACTTCCGCCTCATAGTCAGGCACATCAGCGTTAAGAGCTTCGGCATACATATTAATACCTTCTTCAAACTGCTCTTGGCTGTACCCATTTTCAAACGCAGTTTCAGACCACCATTTAAGAAGTTCATTATCAGTAGCCATTTGATCGTCAATTGTTTCCGGCAACTGGTAGTCACCAGCAGTTTCTGGACGATTGGCAAATGCTTCATTACTAAGTTCTTCAATGACAGCGTTGCGAATGTCCTCGTCTTTTTGACCAAGCTTTCCTTCAAGACTTGTATATGAATTTACCAAGTCCTCTGCTGTTTTAAATTTTTCTGGCAACCATTCTGGACGAGCCTGTTCATCTGTTTGCAGTAATGGATCACCGCCTTCAGTAACTACGCCGGAATCTTCTACTTGTGTTTCTTCGTTCATGTCTTAACCTCTTTGTTTTTGTGTGCATTTTGCATACGAGTTTCAATGAGGCCAACGATATATCGCTGTCCTTCCATATGGCGCAGTTCAGCGTCAGAAACGCCAGCACCATTAACCTGTTCAATTGTTATGGAACGTAAATACTTCAATACAGATCGCCCTGCATCTGTATTGAATAGTGTAGCTATGTTTAAGTTTATTTTTGTGTCTTCACTCTTATCACGGCGAAATCCATCAAGGGCTAGAAACTCCCTATCCTTGATCAATTGGCGGGCCTCCTTGCATTTGTTGTTGCTGTGCCATTTGCTGCGCCATTTGCACTATGCGTTGACGCTCTTCAAGATCACGAATAAGAACATCAGGAACACCAAATTTCTTGGCTAGATATGCCGCAGTTTCTTCTGAGTTAATCAAAATGTTTGTTAGCTCTGGGCCAAATCTGCCTTGCACAAGTTCAAGAAATCTAGCTACGGAGGAAATATCTTGATTAGCTTGCGCCTGTGCAAGAGGTGAAACAGAACGAACCTTTACTTCTCTGCCGTTCATTGTAGGCAGTTCAATGCGTCCTTGTTTTTTTAGAATATAAACAACACGTTGCAGCACAGGCTGCACAAGTTCTGCTTGTAATCTTCCAAATGCAGAGCCAATACGCCTAGATAAATCAGCCATACGTTCTGCTATTTCTGTTGCAGATGCTGGTGTTTTATCAGGATTGCCAAGCATATCGTTATACAACGCACGTTTAATATTTAAACGCATATCACTGAGAACAAGGTTAGCAACATCAAAAGACCCAGCAGCTTGAACAGGCTGCAAACCCATAGACCCAGCGGCTTTTGGTATGACCGTGCCAGGGACTAAGTTAATTGTATCTGGGTTAATCACACCATCATCATCCATTTGATAGATACCAGAAATAGCCATCTGTGCATTCTCAAGGATTAGTTCGATAGTTAGATTGGTTGTTTTGATTGCGCTTAGTGCATTCATCAATGGGCCACGCCCATAAATCTCACCAGATACTTTAGACCAGCGAAAACAAATAAAAGGATTTGAACCAATGCCAGTGTATTTTTCTTCTTTAATTATCTGCTTAGTGTTTGTTTCTATTGCATAAAAGAAGAATGCTTTTTGGTTTACTATTGAATAGTCACGGCAAACGACTTCTAATATCTTAGTGCGTTCATCTGGATTGTTTTTAATTCTTTGTAAGATTTTGTCTGACAGGCTTGCCTTTGGATACATAACAGGAATATCTGAATTACGCACAGAACGCTCACGATAGACATGATCCACCTGATCGTCAGGGCCAGTATCAAGAACTACATGAGGTAATGGTATTGCAGAAAACATTACAGGATTAACTGCATCGCCTTCCATAGCGCACAGGACACCTGTGCCTACCGCCAAGTCCATAAACGATTCGTGAACTTCCTGACCAAAGTTTGAATTTTGTATAACCTCAAAGACATAATCTGTGACTTCATCAAGTTGATTATTAACTTCATCTTTTTCTTCAGCCGGAACTTCAGACCCCGCAGTAAAATCCGCCCATCTAGCAAAATTAGGAACCAAGCCTGACTGCAAGCGCGAAGCAAATTCTTGAACGCCAACAACTGCCGTTTCATCAAAAATTTTATCATCTCTTCTTTGCCCTACTGACTCTGCATAAAATGATTCGCGTTGAGGTAATGCATATTCATAGCATTCTTCAAACAACGGCAAAAAGTTTTCGCGTTGCGATTTGGCGTTTTCATATTTCTTTAAATATTTGAGGGCAGTTTTTTCGCCTTCATACACGCCATTCTGCGAATCATTGCTAACTATCATTATAGATACTCGTTATAAAAGCCCATGCCACCGCTGCCACTTTTAATTAGTGAACGCCGACCTCGACCACCACGCATTGTTGTTAAAGTATCAGATAAAGCTTCTTGCTTGCGAACTTTTTTCTGCTGAGTTTCTTCTGCTTTTTGAGACTCTTGCTCTTGTTTTACAACAGGGTCTTCTTTGGGCTTGCTACCGCCACCACCTAAACACATGTTAATCTCCTTGTATTAGATCATTTATGCATAAACACAATTAATCAATTAACGCAACGCACAATTTACATTCTTGCCCAAAGACCTTGACGCTTTTGCTGCTTTGGCTTTCTTGCAAACACATCAAATTCAGATTTTGCATTGAATGCTCTCAAAGGTTTTTGACCAGATATTAAAGCCCTGCCCTCACCAGCACCAAGCATTAGATATTGAAGAGCGTCATGTATATGTGAGTACATGTTTTTATCAGGCTTGTCATCAAATCGTTCGCCAGAAACTTGCATCCGCCGATAGCAATACCCGCCTTCAAAGCCTTTAATAAGTGTTGGGCAACGTCTATCAATTAAAAATGCTGGCTTGCCTTCAACCATTTTGTTCAATGAAGAAGCGACAGCCTCAAGTCGCAAATCAACAGAGTTGCTTGGGGCAGGGGTTGCTCTTAGCCCAGCACCTCTAAGTATTTGAAAAGGTGTGCTTTCATCGGTCTGTGCGCGAAAGTCACCAGCCGGATCACCAAATATTTTTACATCTAGGTTTGAAAATCTAGTGGCAATCTCTTGGCGCAGCACTTCTGCAAACCTTACAATTCCCATGTCGATAGCAACAATCTCTGATTGTATTAGCCATCTGCCCCTAACCTTTTGCCCAAACACAGCCGCTGGTGTAAGCCCGAAGTCAATGCCAATGTACAAAGGAACGCCATGAGCAATAGGTATTTCTTCTGTTGCTATATGAGTTTCGCTTACAAAGCTTTGATACACCGGCTTCCCCTCTTGGATTGAGCCAAGTTTATTCATTACATATACATCAATCCAGCTTTTTGTCTTACCTCTAATTAAATTAGGGTAATAACTCTTCAGCATATTCTTGCAGTTCTCTGCCTTTTTGTTTTCTTTGTAGTCAAGCACAGAGCCGTTCTTGTCTGTTTCTTCTATCATGCCAGATGGTTGCACATAAAATGTCCAGTTGTCAGGCTTAACAAGCATACGCGCTTGCTCTACCGGAATATGATCCGGCACAGGAACTTCACCAGACATGATAGGCCACCAGTGATCTTCCTCAGGAGCATTAGTATCAGCGATGACCCCAGACCAACTAGGCCCACCATCACGCATAGAAGGGAAACGACCAACACGCATAGTACATGCGTCAATAATTGATTTAGGTATCTCCCTAGCCTCATTGATCCAGATGCCAGTGAGTTCAAGGGAGAGTAACTTTTTGACATCTTCGGGCCTATCGAGTGCTAGGAAGATTACTTCTAGTTCCAAATCACCTTGTTTAATCCAGTGAGTGTACGGAACCGACCACATAAACTTGCCCCACTCGTCTTCTGGAAACCAGTCAAGCCAAGTTTTTATAGTGGTTGTTCTCAATTGTGGGTTGGTGTTTCTGATGATTGCCCATCGGCTTCGGCGTAAACCAGCTTTGTTTTTTTCTTGCATCAAGGCTCTGCGAAACACCTCGACACAACAACCAACAGATTTACCAGAACCTACCGGCCCACGAATGCCACGAAAGAAATTATCATCTTTCATAAATTGTTTTAATACATTGCCGTCAGGCTTGTAATTAAAGTTGGTCAACCTTGTTGTCCTTACCGAACTTAATCATACGTTCAACAACTTCTGGGCCAATTGTGGTTATAACTTTATCAGCCTCGCGGTCATTGCAAAATTCTTCTGGGTGGTGAACAAGGTGTACTTTCTTCACTATTTTGCGAAGCAGGTCACGCTCTTCTACTTTGAGTGTGTGTAGAAAACTCATCTGTACCTCTTTGCTATTGCAGCCGCAGCTTTAGGCTGCTTAGAAAACTGCTTGCCTTTTGACTTGTCTTCACGTTTCTTCTTAGAAGATGCTGCATACTGAGAGCTAGACATAGCTTTGATTGCAGCGGCAGGCAAGTAACGCTCACCAGTAGCCTTTGATCCTTGAGTAGATGGCTTGCCTGACTTGGTGCGCCACTTCTGCTTTGTCCAATTCATTAAAGATTTTTGCGGCTTCTTCACGAAGTGTAACCCCCGCCTTTGGCTTTGTAAGCTTTGGCAAGCATCTGCGCCTTACGCGCTGACCATTGACCACTAGCACCACCTTTGCTACCAGCCTTGATGCGATTGAATAAAGACTTACGCATAGTAGGCTTGGTGTAATTACCCGCTGCGTTAACTGCCATTTTTCTTTTTCCTCACAGCCTTTTTCTTAGGTGCTTTGCCGCCAACCCAAGCTTCATTGACTTGTGGCGTAGAAGGGTCATCAGATTGAAAGCCACCATCTGCATCTCGTGAACGCTCTGGCATTAGAAACAAACGAACAGAGTCAGCAGTTAGTGTAGCCCCAGATTTAATGCGTCCATCAGGCATAACAAGAACTGGGCCTTCATAGACTGAGCCATCATGTTTTTGATACTTAGTCATCGTTTAATCCTTTGGTGTGAATTTGTAGTTACGACTTGGTAAGCCGCGATCAGAGCCTTTGCCAGCAGATGTTGAGGAGAACGCAGATATGAACGCGCCAACTGCTGGAATACTTCTAAGCCCTACAGACTTTGCAATCTGTAACAATGTCTTTGGAGCCTTGCCTTTAATTATGTTTCTTTGATTTTTTATATGAGCATTTTTAGTTAGTTTTTGTCTTGTGCTAATGTCTGCATCTCTAATTTTACGCAACTCAGCAATTCTTTTTTCAGCTTTTTCCGCTGCCTCTACTACAGCTTTGTTTGCTGCTGCCGATGCTGCCCTCATCTGTTTCATTTTATTTGCATTGCTTTTTTGTGCATCTGCAAAAGCGCGATCACGACTAGCAATATTTTTTAATGCCCTGCTGCGCTGTGCAGGAGTTTCTTTTCTAATTGACTCGCGCCTAGCCGCTGATGATTTTTTTTTGCTTGCAATCTTGCCAGCCGCAAGAGTTGCGCCAGCAGCCGTTGCCCCACCAGCAGCTAAAGCAAGTTTTGCTCTAGGGTCTGTAACTTCACCTGCCATTATGCCTTCTCCATCTTCTTCTTAACGATGCTGGCTTGGATAGCCTTCGGAAGCGTTCTCTGTTGCTTAGTGAGTAAACTCTGCGCGGCTTTCTTTGCTTTCTTCTTACCAGCAGCATTGTAGGCGTAACTTTTTCCAGCGACATTAGGCATTGGCTTTCCTTTTCTTTGTGTTCTGGTAACGCTTGAGAAGTGAGCGACCCTTTGAAACGGCACTAGCCTTGTCACCACTGTGACCCCACGCAACTAATGCCTTCTTTAAACGAGTAGGTCTGCCCTTCTCATCCTTTAGTGGCCCCTTTGCGGAACCCATGCGTGTCAAAAAACTTCCTTTGCGCCTCAGTTTCTGCGGTGTATCTGCGCCGCCCTTCACTGGGGCTTTGAGTGTGCCGCCTGTTTGAGCCTTGTAAGATGCGCGTCCGGCAGCGTTGAGGCCACCTGCTGGGTTCTGACCTTCTTTTCTCTGCCATGCTGCTGTCTTGCTCATGTGATTACGTTTCCACTACTTGCAGTGGGCGTTGAAAGTCCACCATTCCAATTACCGCTACTGCCAGCACCAAGCGTTGTATCACGACCATCACCGCCAGACTTCTTTTTCTTCTTGGAAGCAAGTAAGCTCTTGCGCCGCTTGTTCTCTTTCTTCTGCTCAACAGTGAGTTTGTACTTGCTAACGATAGGCTCTTCACTGGTGTCCTTATAATCTGTATTAGCCCCGCTGCCACCACTGCTTACACACATTACATTTGACCTCTTACATTTTTGTAAACAAGCTTGCGCTTTCTACCTAAATCACGCCTTGCTTGAGCAGCACGCATCTTTGAACGCCTTGCCTTTGTGTCACGTTGAGCATTCTTTGAACGAAGAAGGCTAACAGCCTGTTTAAACATTGCGCGACCAAGAGTGGTTTGAAACATAAGACGAACCTCTGACTAAAAAAAATAAATCTAAACCTTGCGAGCTTTTTTTAACTATCATGTGAGTGAGGGACACCTTGCCATTCACGTGCCTTCTTTTTTGGACCCCACCCACGCAGAGCAACGATTCGCATTGCGAATCTAGCTCAAGTCTATGCTTACACTAATATCACCCTTATGCAAATGCATGTGCTTGTCCGGAGCCTTGAAGCCAGCCCTGTCCAAGATATCTTTACTAGCTTCTAGCTGAACGTACTCACTCTTGGCTCCTCTTGCTAAGTTCAGCATCTTAGCCGCAGCCACCGTAGCGTTGAGACCTAAGCTCTCACCTATCCGTTGCATCATGTACTGCTGGACATGTCCTGTCCGCAAAGCCTTGCTAGCACTCACTCTACCGGACTCGCCATCAGCGTAACCAGCAAGCTTTGCTGCTTCTGTAATGCTACAGCCTGTTGCTACAAGTGTATCCACCAATGCAGTCTGTTTATCGGTAAGCTTCACAATCTCGGTCATCTGCCCCCCCTTGTGTTCCCCCCCACTATCAGCCAATTATTCTCGGCTTGTCAACCGCACAATTTAACATCTGTACAAACACACAAAGGCCAGAAAATGTGACCTCCCGCTTGCTGCCCCGCACTCACTCGTCTGTGTTTGCACTTAGTCAGTCTCCTAGCCATCTGACGAGGCCCTGACCTCGGCAAACCCCATCATCCAAATCATAACTGCCATCCAAACCCTCGCTAGTCGCTCGTGGCAAGTCTCGCCCATTGGTGGTCGCCACGCCAGCTTATGCTCATATCGCATAGAGGCGATCTGTTCATAAGCTGACTAACAGCCCGCGCTTTAGTCGCGCTTCGCGCAAGCGGGCTGTAGGCGATCATCCAATGCCGCCCGAGCCTGCCTTGCCTTTGGATTGCAGCCATGATTGTGGTGTGGGGCATAAGCCGAGGGCAGTTCCTCGGCAGCTAACTAGGAGAACTAAAATGACTAAGAACGCAAACACAAACGGATTCGCACGAGACATCAACCGTGAGTTCACATTGTCTGACCGCACACACAAATCAACAGTTCAATACTTCATCACTAAATTCATCAGTGATGTTGACTGGAACACGAACACAAAAAACAAGAAGATCACTGAGTTGCAAGATGACAACTTTAACGATTACATCGAACATAAAGAACATGGTGTAATTCTTGACAACGACAAAATCCTACAGCGTAACCGCGACATCGAATGGCAGCAGACACAGTTGGAATGCAACGAGATTCTCAAGTCACTGTTAACACAAGCTTCAGAGCAGTTGTTCCCTGCCGACCACGACATATCAGAGCAGACAGCCAGTACGCTTGACGCATTGGATGCTCGGTACAACGAACTCAAGAAAAAGTCAGCATAGGTAACTGACACATCAGCTTCGCAGCTTCGGCTGCGGAGCTTTTTTTATGTTCCATCCAGCGGGTGTCGCTAGTCGCTCCCCCCGCACCCCGCAGGGGGAACACGCCACGGCTGAGTACTTGCGCGGCAGACTTTAAACAATTCGTGTTTGAAAATTCGATTCCAACTTTCAGTATCTGAAATGGAACCGTGAAGGAGATGTAAATGCTTTATACTAGACGGAGTAAATGCGCGACTTGCGATCAACGCAACGCATCAGTGTATTGCCCAGAGGCAGATGATATGTATTGCTATAGCTGCTATGAGCAAAAGCAAATTGATAATGAATGCAATGATGATCGCGGCATCACATGTCACATACATATTGAATATTAGGTATTGCACTCTGCAATACATAGTTTATACTGCAAGTATGCAACAAGGAGAACTAACATGATCGCAAATAGTTTAATCGGAATTGGATTTATGATGACAATCATATGTTCAGCATTGAATCCTGTGACTGACGCAGGATTCTACATTCATATCACATTACTAATGTTCTCATTAGTTGTGATAATCAGCGGCGTAATACTGCGCCATCATTCATAAGGAGAACTAACAATGGATGGAGTAACTGTTATAGGCAACAGCCTAGTAGAAGATTGCTGGTCATTCCCAGTGGAGACTGTCAATCTTACAGCAAGCAAAGATAATGACTGCAATTTGTATGACGTGCCTCAATCAATGGCACGAGCCATCATGCGTACCGATACCAATGAAGTGCTTGGTGTTCACGGCTCTAAGTACAAAGCAATCAAGCATGATGATGTAGTCAACTCAGTTATGGATGCTGTCAGTCAATCAAATGTATCTAAAGATTACGATACAAAAATTGAAATCTTTGATAACGGTGCCAAGCTACGAGGCACTATTGACTTCAGTGATTTGGTAATGGAGCCAGCAGTCGGTGACTATGTAAGGTTCCGTGTCCAGTTCTTTAACTCATACGACAGTAGCTGGGCGTTCCAACAATCAGCATTCGGCTTGCGCTTATGGTGTCTCAATGGATGCACACACGCTGACACTGTAGCTAATACATGGGCAAAGCACACAACCAATGTCAATGTAGAAGGCAGCGCAGCCAAGATACAAGCAGGGCTTGAAGCATTTCTAAATACAAAAGATGTATACAAATCTTGGATGTCAACCAACGTAGATAATGATATGGCTGAACGATTCTTCAAGCATACCATTTGCCGCACACCCAACAAGACTAGCACATTCAAATGGAATGAGCGTCAGCTTGAACGGCTAATGGGCTACTGGTATGCAGATAAAGCCAAGCTAGGTGGTAACAAGTGGGCATTGTACAATGCTTGCACCTACTGGGCTAGTCACACAGACGAATCTAGCTCACCAGCTAACACGCAACGTCTGCGTCAGAACCAATTAGCTAAAGTATTCAAACTAAATAGCTGGCATATCGCAGCATAATCGTTTCGCGTCACCGCCCCGCCCGATATGAGGGCGGTGTCGCTCACCGATTCACTTACAAGGAGAACTAACATGAAGATATCATTCATCAATCAGATCACTGAAGCCAAACAAATTATTGATTTGCTTGACGATCGTTGCCATGACGAACAGTCTGAGTTTGCTACCACGATTAGCCAATGCAAGTGGGCTATCGACAAAGTGTATGACACATACACTGAGGTTCTTGATCGTGATGCAAACGAAGATCAATCATATCGCCCACCTTTGAAGGAGATAAAGTAATGCCACTCATGCAACAACGTCACTTTGAATACCTCGCAGACAAGGTGGCACCATTGCTGCCTTGGCCTACCTCAATCGTAACTATGGCTGATGATCTTGCAGCTACAAATCCACGCTTCAAAAAAGAAAAGTTTATTGAACGTGCGACAGCAGCATGGGAAGCAGCCCACCCACCACAGGATTTGAACGATGATATTCCGTACTGATATAACTGGCAGACGCACAGTCGAGGAGTTCCTTGAATGCAGAGAATGCAACAATCAAATGTTTTCCGAACAAGATACTTGCACTCATTGCAAAAGTGATGATCTCAAATGGATGACACAGTACACAGTTTACAAAGTTGTGTACGCTGAAGATGAAGGCGATGCTATCGAAACAGCATTAGATATGATGACTGATTTTGAAGCAGCAAGCGGTAAAATTGTCATCGAGTCTGAACGCCAATCAAAAACCCCTGTAATATAGGAGAACTAAATGAACGATTTGTTTGATAGACTTGGCTTAGATCAGCCACCATTCCCAGAAACACCAGCGTTTAAACTAGCCCGCAGCCGTGACCCAAGTACCAGCCATGATGCCGCTGACAAACTTGACGTTAATAAAATGGAGCGTATTGTATTAGCTGCTATCACTTCTTTTGGTCGCAGCGGCTGCATTTCTGATGATGTGTTAGATATTTTACCAGCTTATAGGTACAGCACAGTCACAGCTAGATACAAACAGCTAAAGGAAAAGGGTTTGATCTTTGTTGACACACGCAAACGCAAAGGTAAATCAGGTAGGCAGCAGCTAATCATGTGGTCTAAAGAGTTCTATATTCCAACACCATTTGAGGAGATTGATGATGTCTAGAAAAGGTAGATACAAGCGCGAAGAAGACAAGCCACTATCAAGCATTAACTTTGGCTACAACATGGAGCTTGAGCGAAACAAACAAGCTTGGCAGTTGAGCAACTCAATGCTTCCTGATAACGCTTTTGCTGATGATGTAGTTGAAGAAGATATTGGTCACTACTATCACAGAGAAACGCATGTCGTTGGTGGATGGTCAAGCCTTGGTGAATATGAAAAAAGTTCTACAGAATTTTAGGTTATTGACACTGACTGCAATGTCGCAGCATATTAGCAACATGCTTAGCTATATGAACCAACTTATCGAACAGTCAGCACATGCTGGCATCAACTTAAAAGATGCCTTCGCATGTGCTGGTGTACCTGACTCTACATTCTATCGTGCAAAGATGGGCAAAGATTTACGCCATCAAACTGCAAGCAAAGTTAGTGAAGCAATTGAAAAACTTTCATCACTACAAGGAAGAGACTAAAGTTACTGATACATATCAATATGTTATCAGTGAACTTGTCGCTCATAGAGTGAAACAAAAGTTGACTCAAAAAAATTTAGCTCACAAGATTGGTTGCGCTGAATCTTTAGTACATAAATGGGAGCAGCACAAACGAGTGCCATCTGGTTTCTTGTTTACATGCTGGTTAGATGCTCTTGGCCTCACGATCAAAGTCCACAAAAAAAAGAATATATGATACGACAGGCAAGTCTTACCCTTGTGATGCTTGCGATACATCTACTCCTTGGTTTGTCTGCATTCTAGCTACAGAGAAACCGCCAACCTACTACACCATATGTGTAGATTGTTACGAGGCAGACACATGGCAAGCAAGAGTCGCGCAAAAGGAGACTATCACGAAAGAGTCTTCGTCAAATGGCTACAAAAAATTGGCTTCAAAGCGAAGAGGCAACCACTCAGCGGAGCGTTGGGAGGCGAGTATAGCGGAGACATCATCTGGGAAGTCGGACAAAACCCCTTGGTGGTTGAAGTAAAGTACCGCGACAAGTCTAACTTTCCAAACCCATTCACTGTAGTTAGAGATGTGCTGTTCTACAAGCGCAGGGAAGGCAAACCTAAAACACTAATCATCTTTGATGGTGATGTCTTTGAAGAAAAGATAGCACCATTATTGAAGGAGAACTACGATGGCATTTCTACTAATGGCGAGAGCAATCAAGGCAGAGATACCTGACTGCTATGCAAAATGGCTAATGGTTGTGCTTGCAGATCATGCAGATGAAGACAAGCACCTATGCTGGCCTAGTCTAAGCCGACTATCACAACGTACTGCTATGTCTGTAGCTACAGTAACGCGCAAGCTGCACTGGCTGGAAGATCACGGCTACTTAACTAGAGATCGTGGACACACAGGCAAGTCAACACGATACATAATATTCCCAAAAAATATTGCACACTGCAACACCCCTATTGCAGAGAGCAACACCCCTGTTGCAGACAGCAACACTAACCTATCAATAACCAATAAAGAAACAAAGAACACAAAGGGTCAGGTTCCAGATGGCTGGTTTCCAAGCGATGACCTTTGCAAATCCATAGATGCTAAACACAAGGAGGCTATAGATCATGTCGCTCAAGCAGATAAGTTCGTTAACTACCATCAAGCAACAGGCAAAAAATTTGCGTCCTTCGACAGAGCCTACAGATACTGGTGTTCAAATCATATTGAGTGGCGATCAAATACAGGCAGGTCTGGATCGAATGCTACAGGTAAACAATCCAGCCAGAGTCGACAGTCTGCTTCTCACTTCGCTAGAATGCACAACAGGCTGCAAGGTGGTAGAGATTAGTCGCAGTAGCTTCAAGGATGATGGAGTAGATATTATTGTCAGCGGCTACAGAATAGAATCAACATCGGTTGATGACGTAAACAAATGTATAGCTACAGTTATGCAAGCTATGGTTCCCATGCCTAAAGAAATGTTAGTCGATGACCTCACGCTGCTGGCTGCGCTGGTGGTGAAGCCAGCAGGTGAGTCATCAGACGATCATGCAATGCGAATACAAGCTATAGCTAATGAACTGTCAGTCTATCCAGCAGATATAGTTAAGTATGCAATCAAGCAGGTGTCCGAGACTACGACTTTCTGGCCTTCATACTCAGAGTTTCACAAGCATATCAAGTGGAGACTTAGACGTAGAGAGTTAATGCTCTCATCACTACAACAAAAGAAGCTTGATCTAACTGCATAGTTGCAGTATAATAAATCAAAAGGAGAACTACTATGAACAGACTAGGATTTCTAGGCGGCTCAGATATGAATCGCATTATGCGAGGCGATTGGATTGCCTTGTGGGAAGAGAAGACAGGCAAGTCAGAGCCTGATGATCTCTCAGATAATTTAGCAGTACAGCTAGGCTCAGAGACTGAACACTTTAACAAGCGTTGGTTTGATAAACAGATGTTTACTGACACTGAAACAGTACAGCATGTTATGCACAAAGGCGAAGGTCATGGCCTTACAGCAGAGATGAACTGGGAAGGTGTGCCTCTCAAGGGGCAAGTCGATGGTCATATTATGATGGACAGAAAATTTACTGACGAGATCATTGAGTGCAAACATACATACGAAACAAACAATATGGAAAATTGTTTAAGTATGTACATGCCACAGATGCAGTTCTACATGTGGCTACACCAAGCCAAGGGCTGCTATCTATCTGTTATCTTTGGCAACCGCAAGTGGGCTGCTGTATATGTACAGAAAGATTGGGATTACATCAACAAGATGAAGGTACACATCACCGAGTTCTGGAGGCATGTCACTGAGGACACCCGCCCTTTCGGTGATAACGAAGTGCCACCTGTATCTATAGATAAGATCAAGGTCGATGGCTTAGTCAAACGAGATGCATCAGCCGACAACGAATTTATCAGCCGATGCCATGACTACATCGAACAAGAGAAATCAGCAAAGCTATTTGAGTCAGCCAAGTCTGACCTCAAGGCTATGGTTGGTGACGATGAGCGAGAAGTATACTGTGATCTTCTAGCCATCAAACGCGATAAGCGCGGATCATTACGCATCACAGTCAAGGAGAACTAAAATGGAACTAAAGAACATAACCAAAGCACTCATCCAGTTTCACAACACTGGAGCAGCAGCTAAGAAGACTGCAAAAAATCCATTCTTCAAATCAAACTATGCCAGTCTTGAAGAAGTTATTGAGACTGTTAGGGCAGAAGCTGGCAAGTGTGGGCTTACATTTACGCAGCTTGTTGACTTTGATGAGCATTACATCTTTGTAACTACAGTTGTCATGCATGAGTCAGGAGAGTCAATGACTGGACGTACACCTGTATTAGTCAAAGACCCTACTGATCCACAGAAGATGGGCAGCGGTATCACATATGCTAAACGCTATGGCTTACAATCTGCATTCGGACTGCCATCAGAAGATGATGACGGTAACTCAGCTAGCATGCCCAACCCCAAGGTAACAAAGGTCAAGAGCGTTAAGCTTGATGACGATGGTAGATTGCCACCAGAGGAGAAGTGGTAATGTTTTCTTCAAAGTTTGTTTTGCATTTAGAAGAAATAAAAATAAGGCTCACTAACCTTGAGCATAAGGTAGAAAAAATATTATGGCTCTTAGAAGAGCGTACAAAAAAGGAGAACAGCAATGACTGAGTATGATAACACTAACCGTGGCGCAGCCTTCAAGCCATTCCCAGAGCAGCAGTTTATTCTGCAAGGTAAACTCAACATCATGGGCGAGGATGGTCAGGTCGCACTCATCATGGCTGAGTCACGAGATGGCAACAAGCGCATCGAAGTATTCCAAAAGGTTGGCGTTCTGTTTCCCAACGACAAGAAGGGTAACGAGAAAGCACCAGACTATAGCGGTCCACTAGACGGACTGCATCAAGACTGGAAGATTGCAGCTTGGAAAGAAATGAAAGGCGACAACGCATACATGTCGCTGAATGTTTCAGAGTACAAGCCAAAGCCAGCAGACGATCACATTCCTGAGTTCGGTGACAACATCAAAGATGAGAATGTCACTAGCGCAATCAAGCCAGAAGATGTACCATTTTAAAGCAGGTTGATTAGTTCTCCGCCTGCTAGTGGGTCAGCCGTTTCCCAAATTACGGCTGGCCCATTTTAAGTTAGCAAGCCTTTACGATAGCCATTCTCTTTATCATAGGTAAGAACTTCTTTACGATTGCCCTCTGCCTTATAGCTACAGTGTACCCATCCAGTATTGCCACCAGTATAACACTCAAGAATAAGCTGATCGAAATCTAGGTTGTTAATAATCCAAGTACACAACTCAAGATTAGATATAGATGGCACCTCAAAGTCAGCAGCTTCGCCCTTTGCATGCTGACTGGAGACAGAACTACCTATCGCAACACAAAGCTCGGCACTGCGATAGCCACTGCTGGGCGTAAACGGTATGCTGAAGTGGCTTCGCACTGGCTCTAGTACATTCTCACACAAAAGAATCAACGCCTCTGTATGAGCTTCTGAGGGCGTGTTAGGAAGGTTACGCCGCAAAGCTGTCTGGCTCTTGGTCATTTCTTCCAAGCTAAAATGTTCTGATAGTTTCATTTCTTAATACCTTTCAAGCTACGCAATCCAAAGCTTGCAGCTATTGAAGCATAAACTGCGTACTGAAACCAGTCAGGTGTACCATCCAAAGCCGTAAAGCCACGCTCAACATAAGGTTGAGTAAAAGGAATAAAGCACATAGCAATAATAATGATAAACAAAATGGTCCAAGCTTCATCCTTCCAGCTATTGTCGCTGGACTTAGCCATAATCTTTTCCCAACCAGCTTCATGGGTAGCAGCCACTTTCATTACTTCTGCTTCTGCCTCTGCTTTAGCTTGAGCAACCTTACCTTTGGCTTTGGTTTGCTCGACCTTTGATTCCATCCAGCTACCAGCTAACGATGCAATAGGCCCAATCAATGCCTGTATCATTGTGTCAACATACCCCCTGCTAGTTTCCTACACTGATATCTAACTGGCTTATGTGATTTCATGTAACGATTAACATCACCAGCCATTTCCAATGCCCTAGCTTTGCATCTGGATTCAGTCTCAAACCACTGCTGTCCTTCCAAGACTACACACTGATCCATGTTTGCTATGAAGCAAGCTGTTACCAATGCTTGCCACATTACTTGTGATCCTTGTGTTCATGCCCCATCCAGATGCCAAACACACCAGTCATCACGCCCATAACTACAGATACAAACGCTGACTGGCTTGCAGTCGGAGCGTCAAGTTCCATGAACCATTCAGCACACCGCCATGACATAACTGTAGATGCAAGCATCATAAAGCGTGGCAGTATCTTCCAAGCTAAGAACTGTTCAACTGTAATCATATGACAAACGCCTTTGCTACACTGACCATTAAGAAAATAAACAAACCAATTGCTATAACAATAACTGATCCAATAAGAACAGCTTGCTTCATTGTTTCTTCAAACTCTCTAGCTTCTTGTATCTGCTTGCGTCTAGCTATGGCCTCTGCTTCTTTAGCCTCTTGGATACGCTTGGCTCTCTCAGCTATAATGCCAGCCCAAGTGCCATGACCAAACCGCATGTCAACCATAGTCGCTACTTCTTGTAGCTTTTCAGCAGCAATCTTAGCGTCAATGATTTCTTTAGCTACAGTATCAACACCAAACTGATCGCCCAAACCAGTGCCAGACTTCTTGGCTCTAGCTTGCTGCACCTGTTTTTCACCAGCAAACAGATCATCTATCTGGCTGGCTATCTGCCCTATGTCCTGAGCAGTGCTAATATTTTCTTTGATAAATTTGACGGATTGCTGAACTAACGCAATACCAGTTAGTACCTCAGCAACTACCATGTCAGCCTCGCATTACAACGCTCAACAGCAGTACGATTGTAGTGCCAG